GTGAGCAACGTGATAGTGAACTTATTGATCTTGATGATGACTTGAAATTTTTTAGACAACTGGCAGACTTGAAAAAATATAGCGATGAACAATTATTACACGCTTTAGATCAACTAAAAGAAAGATTTAATGTTGAAACAAAGTTAGTTGAATTGATTAAAAGTAAACGAGATCGTTCTGCACAACCATTATTATTAAAAGTAAAACAAGCTTTACTAAAAATTAGATCTAATTATAAAAATAAACAGAATGTATTAAAACTCCCTGATTACTTGACATATATTGATTATGTAGATGTAATGGGTATAAATGAAAGTGATCCAAATCACCCAAATCTTGCATCCATGCTGACTTTTTATATTCTTTATATTTTTGATGAAGAAAAAATCATTCCAAATCGTTTTATGAAAAATGTAATGAAGAATATAGAACCTATTTCACCATCTAACTTATTGAAAATGTTAAATGAAAATCCATCTAAATTAGTTGAAGAAAAAAATCAAACACTAATTGATATTAATGTTGATAATTATTTTTTCAATGATGAGAATATGAATAGCCCATCTTTTATACAATTTTTGAAAATAAAATGTAATGATAAATATCGTAACGAGTTAGACTATGTAACAGTTATACATTATGTTTATGCTACATTATTACAAAGTTTTGGTATGGATTGTACAGAAGCCCATCAGTTATTAAAATCTAATGATGGATTAAATTTGGATCCTAATTCTTATGCACCAATACCAACTATTATTTATCGTTATGAAAACGAACGCTCTAACTATATTTATAAAGTCATTACACAAACATCCAAAAAATTACTAGATAACATCTATTTAACAAATGTAGTAAAAGAGTTTCTTGATAGTAACAAACAAACACGTTTACCTAAGCCTACATTTCTCATGGAATTATTAATATCTAGCAATAATAATTATCCTTTTATCGTGTTTGAAAGTCCTGATTTTCGTTTAGGTAATGGTAAAGATCGTGATGGTAATGATGGTAGAAACTATATTGGAGATTATATTACTTTTATTAGAAAAATTCTTTTTAATGCATACGGTCCAGTTAAATTGGAAGATATTGTGAAAAATAAAAAGACAAAACAAACTTCAAAAAAGATGAAAGATATATTAAAAAATGAAGAAAAATTAGTCTTCTCCACACAACGCACACAAGATTTATATGAAATGATAAAGTTATTTTGTCAACTCAATAAACCTGACTCTTCATTTCGAAAACAAAAAGAGTTTAGTCTTAACGAAGGATATTTTTTTATTTTTAGAAATTATTTAAGTTGTATAAAAGCTAAATCCAAATCAATCTCTATTCCAGATTTTAATAAATTTATCATACCAATGGATTTTAAGCAACAATTTGATACAAAAGATGAGCTTGTTTTGGCAAATCTATGGGAATATTTATGTCTTAATTATGCCAGTGCAGAATATATTGAAGTAAATGCGAAAACCAATAAGAAAGAATATTCGTTTAAAAATTTAATTTTATCTCAACGCGTTATTGAAACTACTAGTATACTTAAAAAGACTTCCTTATTTGCTACAGATCAGTTTGATAGTCTTAAAAAATACAGAAACAAAAAAACAATTAGTGGTGATGATATTGTACCAATACCTTTTAAACAATACATTCGAGATCAATCTAGAACGTTAGATTTTCCTATTGATTATAACAAATTTATAACAACAGGTGAAGAAACAGAGTATAGTTCATTATTACCACGAGATATATATAAAGTAAATAATATCCTACAAGAATGGTTTAACGATACATCATCTATTCATACAATTGTAGATGCCACGGCTCATATTGGTGTTGATAGTATTAATTTTAGTATACTATTTCCTAAAGCTAGTATTCATTCTTATGAATTAAATGAAAAAACATATCAACTATTAGAACAAAATGTAGCATCATTTCAAAAATCAGAACAAATAAAGACATATAATCTTAACTTTTTATTAGCAACATTACCTAAAGAATCATCATTTATTTATATAGATGCACCATGGGGAGGTAAAAGTTATAAAGATGCTGGGTTAAATAAATTTGAACTCTTTTTAGATAATGTAAATATTAAAGATGTATCAAAACGATTACTCGTTAGCGGTCATACAAATACTGTTATATTAAAAGTTCCATATAATTACCATTTTAGTGATTTGTCAAATAACTTTATCGTTGAACGAAAAGATGTAAATGAGGGTAAAAAGATATTTTATGTATTGTTAAAATTAACACTAAAACCAATAATTATTCAAGAATGTAAAGTAAAAGCATTAGCTGTAGCTTCATTTAAAAATATATTTGAAACATTAAATACTTTAAAAACACCTTTTGGTGTACAAAGAGACAAAACGATACAAGAATACAAAGAACCTTTTATACTAAATGAAGAGACTATACGTTTCGCTTTTCGTTTAATGTATTTGTCAAATGATAATGTTAATATAGAAAAAAGTATATCAAACTTAGAATATGAAGAAATTATTATACCTTTTATAACGTCTCGATTTGATATGGACAATATTTCTTCATTAGCTTCTATATTAGAACAATGTGTAGATGCAATCTCTAAAAGTATAAACAATTTTGTAATAAGCGATGTAATAAGTAGAATTTTATTATTTTCAAACATAGGTAAACTTACATTTGAACAAATTTTGTCTCTTACGAATGAAAATATGATTGAAGAAAAAGAGCAAGAACAAGAACTAGTATTTGTAGCTGAAGGAGAAGTTATGGAAGAAGACCACGAAGACGCTGAATATATTAAAGACTTTTATAAAAATGACATTGAACGTGGCTATGAAGATGAAGACGATGAAGATAAAGAACAAGAAGGTTATGGCGATGAACAAAGTGAACAAAATGAGGATATAGATGACGATGATGCAGATTTTAATTAATATACTATACTAAATTTATATAAATAAACTTTATATAAATAAATGAAAGATGGAGATACCTCAATTTTCTACTGATACAGAAGAAGACTATAAAAATCGTTTTGCTAAATATCATAATACTCTTCCTGAACTGTTGATTAAAACTACTGAAAAAGAAAGTGATGAAAAAAATATAGAAACAATTATAAAAGATTATAAAGCAGATTTTTCTTCATTTATGAAAGAATATGAAGCTATTCTTAAACAAAATCAAATTGATATGGAACTAATTATAAAATTATGGATCTATTTTAAAATAAACAAAGATGAACCAATAGAATTAGAACTAGAATTGGAAGACTTGAAAGAACTTTTAAAAACTTATAAACTTTCTTATCTTGTTGATAGCATTGAAAAATATAATAGAAAACTATTCGAAATAGACTATGAAAAAGAAAAAAAACGTTTTAAAAATAATGTAGAACGAAATGATGTTATACATTACTTATTAAAAGATACAAAAGAAGAACCACATTCAGCATTTAAGAAACAAAAATATAATGTTGATTTCATGACAAACATAAAGGAATTATCGCTTGATTATATTTTTAGTATTATTAAATGTAATGATAATATACCTTTTTTTATGTTTAAACAAATTTGTAAAATATCCAAAACATTTAAAGATTACTCTTTATTCGAAAAATGGGAAACCTTTGACAGTATGGAAAAAATTTTGTTAATTGTATACACAGGAAAAGATTATATTGATACTTATCTGTCTATAAAAGATAATGTATTACAAGTAGAAGCTAGTATTTTTGTAGATATACCATTTGATTTAAAATCTTTTATTACAAAAATTTTTACTATACCAATCACCTTTGGTAGTACATCAAATGAATATGATATCGATGGTATTGTATTGTTCCCAAACCAACGATTTAATAAGTATTTGTTAAGTGACATGATTATGAACAATCCTGTTTTTTCAAAATTTATTGATGTAGATGAAAGTGTAAAAGCAAGTACAAAGAAAACTGGATTATTATTAAAATTTAAAGGCTCGCAAAAAGGCGATACATCATGTAATATTATCTGTAAAAAAGTAATACAAAATGATCCTGATATAAAAGAATTTAATTTAGTTCCTAAAACATTGCCTGTTGGTTCTTATTACACTCGTTTACGTATTACAAAATTTAAAGATATCGAAACACTAAATTATTTTGTATCTTTAATTTCTAAATTTTTAACATTGTATCATCATGCACCAGTAATAGATTTTACAATTAAAAATTCTCCTTATTCTATTCTAGAAAAATATAAACGTGATCAAGAACTCTTAGCTCAAGATGAAAACTATTTGATACAAAAATATAAAGAGTTTTTAAGTGATTTTACGCTTATAGAAAAAGATATTGAAGATGTAAAAAATAAAGATCTATTAGAAATAAAAGATACTAGTTTTTATACGGCAAATTACAATAGATCATGTGAAGCAAAACGTCTTCCTAAAATCTTACCATTTATTAAAGATGAAAAACGTGTTGAATTAAAAGAATTAAAAGAATACATAGTTGATACAAAACCTACTAAAAGCAATTATTATATCAAGTTTCCAAAACAAGATGAAAAAAAAGATGAAGAAATTTATGGTGTAACTTGTTATGGTAATAAAGAATACCCAAATGTAGGTTTATTTGAAAATGAACTTGAAAACATGGATACTTATGAATATTTACCATGTTGTTTCAAATCACAACGTAATTTTAATAATTTTCTTGATGTATATTACGGAAATAAAATAAAAATTAGTGGTGCTCAACAAACTATTATTACAACATTTGATCGGTTACTTTTACCTGAAATAAGAAAAGAAAATGTATTGGCTAAACATATCGGAACATTACCAAACAACTTGAATACGTTTTTAATAAGTTTATATGGTAGATTTACAACGAATGAAATCGTTTTCTATAGACAAGGTATTTCGAGTGAAAAACATAGTTTTTTTGATTGTATCAAAGCTGCTACAGGTATAAAAACGGATATTAATCTTCGTGATCTTACTATATCTTCTCAAGAAAATCCTGATTTAACACTAGAAGAAATGATTCAACTTTTTGAAGATAAAACCAAGTACTTGGACCCAAAAAGATGGATACGTTTTATGGAATATACCTTTCAATGTAATATTTATGTTTTTTCGAATTATGGGAAATCAAAAGAGGCATCTTTATCAATGCCATACCATTCAGGACCTTACTTACAGTACAAACCATCTTACAAAAAAACAATATTTATTTTAGAAAATCAAAATAAGAAAACAAAAGAATTTCGATGTGAGTTAATAATAATGAGAGAACTTATAGAAAAAGATGTCGAAAAAGACAAATGTGTTTTTATGGAAAACTTTCCTATTTCTTTTATAGATTTATATACACAATTTTACTTTTTATCTGGACAACAAAAACCATTGATTCGTTATTCACCATCACCTATGAATCAAATATTTTCAAAACATTTTACAGGTCAAATTCTTGATAGTTATAAAAAAACACGATGCCTTGTTCTAACACTACCAACTACAAAAAAAGAAATATATCTAACATGTAATCCTATTCCACCTTTATCATTACCTATTATAAAAAAATCGTATATAGAAACTGATCCAGAAAATATTCTTGACTTTAAAGACTTTTTTTCGTTAAAAATAGAAATCGAGTCTATTTCAACGATACAATTAGGTATGTTTACTATACATGTTAAAAATAAAGATGCATCTACCCAATTAACAACTTATCAAAAAAATAGCAGAATTGCAACTATATTGGGGGAGTTTTTTATATATGTATATTCTAGTTATATACACAAAAATAATAAACCAATGAATGATAATCATACCATAAAAAGTTTTATAGATGAAAGTGTTGTTATCATACCAAATTCACGTTATGAAATCATACCCTCATCTATTATAGATAATGAAACAATGATAAAATATGGTTACTATACTATTACTGAAAAAATCATTATTAATAATATGGAGACATTAAAACGTTTGGTTTGTTTATTAAAATTACGTATACTTAACGCAACAGATGAAGTAAAAATATATTATACGAAAAAAGAATTTGTAAACTTTTATAAGAATATCAATGATTACGATGCATTTGATAATATATTATTATATACAGTTGATCTTGAAAAAATAGAAGATATAACCACGATTGTATATAACAATTTACAAGATTTAAATACTTATTTTTTACGTATGGATAAGAATATTTATATTGTAAAAAATATTCATGATCCAACTGTTATACCTGATGTTACTATAAAATATAATGAGAATAATTATGAAAATATTCATGGTCTATTATCAAACAAAAATATAATTGATATTAAATATGAAACAATGCCTGAACAAATACGATATCAACGGTTATCTTTATTAAAATAATAGCCCTATTTATCATATAATATGTATGATAAATGTAAATGTAATTGTAAATGTAAATGTAATTGTAATTGTTCATAATTTTTTACCCTTTTTAGGTTTCATAAAAAAAGAATTTATGACTGTCATCATATCACTTGGTGTTTTTTTTATTTTTAGAACTTTTTGACTTAAACAATCAATAAGTTTTTTATTATAAACATTTATTACAATTGAATTTTTATATTGTCTTACTATACTAATGCTTTCTGTAGGATAATTTTCAAATATAGAATTACATAAATCTTTTATCATTTCATTGTACTCATCGCTTTCAATAAATTCTTGATATGCTAAAGACCTTTCTTCTTTAAATTCGGTATGAACTAAATTCACCATTTCTCCAGCTGAAAGACGATTAATAAAAGGATTAAATCTAACAGAATCACGTAATTGTTGAATACCCTGTTCATCTATAGGATTTTTTGAAAGATGTAGTTCCTTAATAGATGTATTAAATAATAAACCTTGTGAAATATTAAAAGCACCATCATTTCCTATGTTATTATTACTTAAATTAAGTATTTTTAATGTTTGATTTACAACCAACAGATCTTTTAAATATTCTGTACCATTATCAGAAATTTCATTATGAGATAACCATAATTTAGTTAATGTTATATTAACTAACAGGCTCCTGCATATAATTTTTAAATCATTATCATTAATTTTACAATAGCTAATTGTTAATGATTTAATTGTTTTGTTATAAGATAGTTTTTCACATAATTTATATATTATTTGTGAAGACAAGACACTATTATATATATGTAATTCTTTGATTGATTTTTCCTCTAAATCTTTAAAAAGTTGTTCAATGTCTTTATCAGTCGCATTTTCTATTTCTACTGTGTTTTCCATTATTTATTATAATGGAAAACACAAATTTATTTTAAGCGTAATAAAAACAGAAAGCGATTTACTTCACCCAATATATCATCCCGGATATTTATCAAGTCATTGTTTTTTAGCTTTCCATTTGATAATAATAACTGTAACTCTCCCATTAAAAATTGTTTAAACTTTTTTAAACACGTTATAATAGTATCTTGTGTCAATGGAGTTGACGTTATTGTCATTGTGTCAAACTCAATTTTATATAATTTTCCTAAAAATGTCTCAATAAATTTGTCAATTAAATTATCTAATTTTTCATATAATTCACCTGAAACAATATGTTGATTATAACTGGTAGTTGTCCAATGATACAAACGAACGTTTTGTTGTATCGATAAAAATTCTTTAACTATACTCATTTATCATTTATCATTTATTATTTAATATTTTTATTTTATTTTTTATTATTAATATAAAATGAAGAACGAACACGTAAAAGTTTTGTTTATCGTATTGTTTTACATCTCTGTAATCGGCGCAATCAACTGGGGATTTCATGCTTATGGATATAACTTGGTAGAAAAGCTCTCCGAAATGGTTAGTCAAAATCCCAAACCCGTTGAAAATTACATTTACTATGTAGTTGCTTTATGCGGTGTAGCAGCTGCAGGCTTATACACTTATTTTCTCTTGAAAGAAAAAGATAATAAGCAGCAATAAATATATAAAATTTAAATATAAAATTGAAATATAAAACATAAAGAAGATAAAATGAATAAAAATGAAAATTTTATTCATTGGTGATCCACATATCAAAAATGATAATCATGAAGAAGTTGATATCCTTCTTACCCATTTAAACCTTATTTGTAAAGATGAAGCTATTGAACATATCATTATAGGTGGCGATTTAATGCATTATCATGAACGTATTTTTACACAAGCATTAAATAAAACTCTTGAATTTATAATGAATTTATTAAAGCATGCACCTGTTGATATTCTTGTTGGTAATCATGATATGATTAATAATCAGCAATTTTTAACATCGAATCATTGGTTGAACGTATTATCTAGTTATAAAAATGTAACTGTTATTGACAAACCTTTATTACGAGTCTATAACAACTTTTCATATATATTGTGTCCTTATGTATTTCCAGGACGTTTTATTGAAGCACTTGAAACAATTGAAAAAGATTGGGCAAATGTAAACATGATTTTTGCTCATCAAGAATTTAAAGGTTGTAAAATGGGTTCTATTATTTCTACACAAGGAGATGAATGGAAAGATAATTACCCACAAATAATCAGTGGCCACATTCATGACAATCAACACGTTGATAAAAACATTTATTATCCTGGTGCACCATTACAGCATGCTTTTGGTGATACAAATAAACGTGTTGTTTCTATTATTGATACAAATGATCAATCTATAAAAGATATACCTTTGAATGTTCCTAAAAAAATAATGATCAAGACTACAATATCTGATTTATCTACAAAAACAAAAGATGTAACGTTAACAAATACATTAAAAATAAAAATTACAGCAACACAAGAAGAATTTAAAACATTTAAACAAACAAAAGAATACAAGGAATGTGTAGATAAAGGTGTAAAAATACAATTAGATCAAGTAATGTTAAAAAAAACCGAAAGTAATAGTCATCAAGAATCACATTTAGAAACTACAACTTTTCGTTCTATTTTACACGATCTGGTAGAAACCGATGGTGATTCATTATTAAAAAAAATTTATAACGAAATGATAAACGGGGTAAAACAATAAATAAAAATAAATAATTATAATTATAATAAATATGCCAAAAAATGTTACATTTATAGATGATTTATTTGATGCCGATGCTGTATCTAGTGGTGGTGACAATGATGATTATATTTCAAAAGGTAATCAAGAACGTGATGCGTTTTCTGGACAAATACGAAATAGACATATTAGGGCTCACGAAAAAGATCATTCTTATGCTATGAATGGCGGCGTATTACCACCAACTCATTCTATGAATCATTCTATGAATCATAGCATGGGTATGGGTATGAATCACAATATGAATCATGGTAATGGTATGAATCAAGTTCGTGAAGATTTTACTACATTTGTTGACCCAGAATACCAATACGCTCAATTTTTTCAACAACCTTCCCAACAAATGCCTTCTTATTTACGTAAACAAACATTTGAAGAACCTGAAATTTCTTGTATGCGTATTGCAACTCACATACGAGATTGCCCAATATGTTCTAAATTTTATAATTGCGATAATTCAATGTACATCGTTTGCATTGTATTACTTGCTATTATTTGTATCATTTTATTAAAACGTATCATTGATAAATAACAAACTAATTTTTTATAATAAAAATGTATTATAAAAACCTTCATGCTTATTTAAAAAATATGTTATCTATAAAAAATGGAAAAATTAGAAGAAAACAATGAAGAAACAACTAAAGAAACAACAAAAGAAACAACAAAAGAAACAACAAATGTAAAAGTTGAAATAGTGAAAGAAGAAACATTATATAATGCTATTGTATTATCTGGTGGTGGTTTAAAAGGATTTGGGTTACTTGGAGCATTGCAATCTATGGTTGATAATAAATTATTTGATGAAAATGTAAAATACTATTCTGGTACAAGTATTGGAGCAGTTATTTGTTATTTTTTAGCTATTGGATACACACCCATTGAAATGACAGTATATACGATTACTAATAAAGTTTTTGATACATATGATATGAAAAGTATAGATTCCGTGTTAAAGGGAGAAGGTTTATACGATTTTGCTATATTTTCAAAACATTTAGAAAAAATGTCTTTTGATAAAATCGGTTATCTACCTACTTTACTTCAGTTATATCAAAACACCGGTAAAATATTGTATACTTGTACTTATAATATTACACAACGTAAAAAACAATATATATCTTATCAAAATTTTCCAGATATGTTATGCATTGATGCAGTGCGTCTTTCTTGTAGTTTACCTTTTATTTTTAATGATTGTAATTATAATGATGAATGTTTTGTCGATGGCGGTTTTGTTGACAATTGTCCATTTTCTGTTATAACAGAACATGATGATGCTATACCTATCATTTTGAATTTACAACAAAAAGATAGTGAAGATTATTATCAAAAAATTATTGATAAATTTTATACTATTATTATGATACCTATTAATGAGTTATTAGCATTACAAATTGAAAAAACAAAAAATCGCTATAAAGTACTTCAACTTTCTTTAGCTCCAAAAGTTTTTGAATTTAATATAAGCCATTCAGACAAATTAGAGTTGTTTTCAATTGGATATAATACTTGTAAAATCAATTTAACAATATAAATTAATCATTTAAAGCTCTTTCATTAAATTAAAATGTTGAGGAAACCAATTATAACCGTTACTAAACTTTTTACGGATAGACCTCCTTATCGTCCTAAGAGGTTTCCTAGGATGCCTAATATGTATTTAGAATTAATCGAGAATAAAACAAAAATTAAACCTGATTTAGTAAATCAAGAATATGCACCTAAAGATCGTCCTAAAGAACAACCTATTCGTGAACAAGAACGTGAACGTAGTGACGACGATCGAGAACGTGATCGCAAAGATGAACGTGAAGATCGTAGTCGTGAGCATGACAGAGATCGTGAACGTGATAGAGAACGTGATCGTGATCGAGAACGTGATCGAGAACGTGATCGAGAACGTGATCGTGATCGTGAACGTGATAAAGATCGTGATCGAGAAAATAATGATGATAATCGAGAACGTGATAAAGATCGTGATAAAGAACGTGATAATGATCGTGATAATGAACGTGATAATGAACGTGATAAAGATCGAGAACGTGAAAATAATGATGATAATCGAGAACGTGACCGAGAACGTGAACGTTCATCTCGTGAAAATGATGATAAAGAAAAAGAACGTGAGCAACCAGAAGACGATGGTTTATCTTCTCGGTTAAGAGAATTAATGCAAGATTCTAGTTCTAAAGATAGAGACAGAGACAGAGATGATCGTGATCGTAAACATTCTGGGGATGATGATGAAAAAATATATACAGCTCCTCGTTTGTCAGAAATATCTGGTGGTAGCTTTTTACCTAAAAAAGTCATTAATGATGTACCTAATACATTTGATGATGAAGACTTGAAACGTGAACTTTTATTCAAGTTTGAATTATTGAAAAAATCATATAAAAATTCCAACATTCCAGAATTTACCATACATAGTGATTATCAAACCATGCAACGTACCTACGATAGTACAATCAGACAAGTTAATGTTGATAATAATATCGAAACCTATAAAAGTTATTTAATCACAGGATTTTATATCACTGAATTTGTACTTGGGTATTGGTTAAAATTTGATATGCAAGACTTTACGCGACAGCAAATTTCTAATATGAATAAATATGAACATCTTTTGATAGAATTAGGTGAAAAGAACTACGTGCCAGAAGGTAGTAAATGGCCCGTTGAAATTCGTTTGTTATTTACTATATTAATTAATGCAGCAATCTTTATTGTTACGAAAATGGTTATGAAGAAAATTGGTAGCAATTTGTTTGGTGGTATGAATGAGGAACAACCGTCTCAAAATATGCCAAAACGTCGTATGCGAGGTCCAGATGTAAATTTATAAAATTTTTGAATTATTATTTATAAAAAATATATTTATAAATAAATGGCTATCAACTATGATAAAGCCGCATTAATGGCTATAAACACCGATATACCTGAAGGTATGAAAGAACTTCGATCTATTTTAATGCAAATAAAAGATAAAGTTAATCCCGATGAAGGTTCTCGTATTTATAATACAACGTGGAAAGAATTTGGAGCGGCAAAAACCCAATCAAAAAAGAATGAAATTAAAGAAAAACTATGTGATGAAATGGCTAAAGCTTTCCCAAAAAAAGAAGAGAGTGTTGTAGTTGAATATCATTCACCAGAAGAAGTTTTAGTTGAATATCAATCACCACCTCCTTCACCAGTACGAGCTCCTTCTCCAGTAAAACCAAAATATGCAGACCTTGCATCTGTATATAAAAATGATTTATTGAAAGACTATGACGCTGAATCTATTAATATAGCACTTGATAAGCTGATGAAAAATTTAAAAAAAATTGAGAAAAAATTAGCTGTTTCTAACGTAAAAGAAGAACTAAAAGATATCAAAGATCAAAAAAATCTAACCAAGTATGCTAAAAAAATTACTGAAATAAAAGATTTAGATCAAATGATATCATTATATGTGTATCATTACTTGAAGGATTGTTTAAATAAAGCACCAGGAAAACCTAGTCCTGCTAAACCTAAAGCTGCTAGCCCTGTTAAACCAAAGGCTAGTCCAGCTAAACCTAAGGTTGCTAGCCCTGCTAAACCTAAGGTCGCTAGCCCTAAAGCTGCTAGTCCTAAACCAGTGATTAGTCCAAATTTTATCAAGGGTAAAGCTGAAGAATATTTATTGGGTATTCTTATTCGTTATCACCCCGGTAAAAACATTGAAAGTGTAAAAGATTATAATAAAATGAGTACAGCTGCTATTCCTGGTACCATATCAAAATTACAACAAGTTAAGGATCATATTGCTTCTCGTGATGTAGATGTAAAAAATGTCCCTATACCTAGTGCAAAAAATAAAGAAGAAGTTGTTAAAGCATTATTAAAAGCCATCCGAATAAAACTTGCAGAAGATTTAGAAGAAGTTGTTAAAGATGAAAAATATTACAAAAACTTGTTAAAAGACAAAAAATTCAAAGAAAATGCTTCTCTTAGTTATTTAATGGCTTTACATGATGGAAAAAAATGTGATTACGATGCACCTTGTGATGATGGACAAGAATGTGATTTAGAAAACCAAAAATGTGTACCAGAAACAAATGAATCTTATTATGATGATCTTGAACGTAAAAAATATAACGGAAAATCATTTGTAGGAAGTCACTCTAAAATAGAAAAACTGGCTTCTCCAAAAGCTCCGTCTCCAAAGGCTCCTTCACCCAAAAAAGCTTCACCAAAGGCTCCTTCTCCAAAAAAAGCTTCTCCAAAGGCTCCTTCACCAAAGGATGAAGTAAGTGAAGACGAAGTAGAAGCTATTGATTTAGAAGATATCGTTCCTAGTGATCTTTCTAAACTTTCTGAATTACAAAAAGCGTTAGTTGAATGTCTAATGCCATCTAACAAGGCATCTGCTCGGGAAATACCATCAAAATTTAAACCTAGAAAATAAAATGATATTTATAATAAAAATTATTATAAATAAGATTGCAAGCTGTCTTTTAAGAAATACTATTTCTTAAAAATCAATCAAAAAAATAATCAAATAATTCACTAAAAGATAATTCTTCTGCTATTGGTATACCAGTATCTTTTGTATAGTCTTTGATAAAAAATAAACTTTCTGCTACACATTCATATGTCAATTCATAATATTTTTCTTCAATATATGATTCATCTAACTCTATGTTTTGTAGAGAGTTAGATGAATCATAATCATCATTATCTTGTTCATACTTTTGTTGTTTATACTTATCAACATTGACATTGACATAGTCTTTGTCACTACTCATGTTTATTAATATTTTGAACTTTTTTTATAAATTAATTTACAAAAAGTCTCAAACGAATGTTGTTTATATATCATGTTTTTTCTTTTTAAAACAGACATTAGATGTATAAAGATTACACATAAATCTTTTTCATATTCTTCATACCATTTTTGATATGTACTGAATTGTTTCATTTATATTTATAATAAATTTTCTTTAGACTGTTTTTTAACAAAACAAACCTACCTATTGATTTAATTCATTTAATTCTTTCAATTCTGGTCCAAGTTCTTCATCTAATTCTGCATCAGTTTGTTTTTTATTTTTTTCTTTATTATCATTATCACTATCATTATCATTTTCATTTTCATTATGATTTTCATTATGATTTTCATTATGATTTTCATTATGATTTTCATTATGATTGTCTTCATCTTCCATCACTTCTACTATAGCCGGAGGCGATTTCATTGTGTGTTTAAATGAAGGTACAGAATTTGAAAAAATAGCTATATATTCGTCTTGCGTTGGTGGTACACGTGTTGGTGTAGACATTGGTGTAGACATTGGTATAGACATTTGTTGTACAGAATTAACTTGTCTTACTTGTTGTTTTGATTGAGTTTTAATTGTTTGTTCATTCATAAACTTATTTTTTAAATCACGCTCTTTAAACATCTTAAATAATTTGTATTCTTCATCAAGCTCGAACGACGAAGATGCTATATGTTTTTTTAATTCTAAAATTTCTTGTTGTAAAACACTAGTTACATGTACTAATTGATCAATACGACTTTCTAAACGATTTTCTAAATTCTTTGTTCGATTATAAAAAAAATAAGAAAGTGAACCTAACGTAATAATTTCTAATGAAATATGCATTATTAATTTTTTATCTTGAAGAAATGCCATTGCCATTTTACTTTTACTTTACAATAATCTTTAAATCCTAATATGAAAACTTTTTATACATTTACCTTGCCTAAAAAATAGGTGTAAAGTTAAAATTAAGATGCTCAAAAATTTCCTTTACAATATCATCATGAAAACTTTTTCGGTCTAACGTTTTCAACATGTTGAAATCTTCTCTTTTACATGGATATTTATGTCTCCGTAAAAGTTGAAATAACACATACTGTGTATTAATAAAACTTTTACGATCAATCTTTCCAGTAAACTTGAATTTTTGATCATATACATTTGATATCTGGTCAAAATCTTCCATTAACTTATCTTCAAGATGTGAAATATCATCAATCTTTTTACCAGTTATATTGTAATAAATTAAAACAATATCTTCATAATGTTTTGAATGCCCAGTTTCTTTTAAAAATAATAAAATATGTTCCTTATTCACTTTTGCAAAACGTGCTGTTTTAGGTATCCCAGGAACATTGTCTATCAATCCATGTAATTCAAGTTGTTTTTCTATATCCTTATATACCTTTTGATCAATCGTGGAATTTTGTTTTCCTTGATACTGATTAATACAATCTTTAAAATGTATACGACGCTCGTATGTATATTTATTTGAAATATTTACACGAGAAATATCTTTATAAGAAGATGATTTATAAGATTTTTCTTCTTGTGTACCACACAGTTCACAAATCTCAACATTGTTATATTCATTAAACACAAAATCTTGAGAAGATTTACACTTTTTACATTCTTTCCTTTTTATGGGAGATTTATTATTTTTTGATACAATATCATCCAAATCTCCATAGTCAATGTTATATTGTTTTAAAATAGACAAATAGTTTTTTACAATAGAACGTACTTCTTGTTGATCTGTATCTTTCTTCACCATGAATGATATTTTTTTAGGTTGTGTTAACATCTGTTTATATAATTCTAGAATTGGTGTAACTTCCATAATATAAAAATTTAAGTTTGTATTGGTTTGAAAATCATTACATTTCTTTTTTTCATTCTCAAGTGTATGTAATTGATCGTTTAAATCTTTTACAATGTGTAGTGAAAGACTTTTATCATTTAATATTTCATTCATTTCAGAAATTTGTCTTTCAATTTCTTTCATATGATCATCATTCAGTTTCCATTTTTCACGTATACTTTTATCAATATTCAATATATCAATTTCCATATACACTTGTTTTTAGTTATCTTTTTAAATCATTCACTTAAAAAGTTTTTATACTAATTATTTTATTGCTTTTCTTTCTTTTGTTCACGATTTGCTTTCTTTTGTTCATTTTTACAAACTTTACAATTTGCGCATAATCCATCTTTCGTTTCTTTTGCTTTAAAAAAGTCTGTACGTTGTCTAACATTCTCACAACGATTACACCACTTATGAGTAGTCTCATCAAAGTCTGGAATTGTTACAATTTTTTTAGCTCGTGTTGTTTTACCATATACACCTACCAAGTAACAATCTTTACAAATGCGATTTACACCATCTTTATTATCACTATTTTTGAAAAATTTAGTAAAAGGTACATTACGACTTTCTTCTGTTGTATGTGTAATACCACCACATCGTTTTGTTAAAATAATTTCAGATTCTTTTTTGTCATCTTGGTCTTCTTCATCTTCTTCATCTTCGTTATTATTTACAGGAGTGCCTATAATTTTTACATTGTGACTGTTGAATTTTTCTAGTTCTTTTTCATCTTCTATTGTATAAGCTAAATTCATAACATCAGCAATGCTTTTAATAGATTCAATTAATTCACTTGTAGTTGTTTCAGAAATAAATTCTCTATTATTTGGATAGAGTTTAGCTTCAAATTTTCGTTTAATAACTGTTTCTAATAATACACAATCATCCGTATATAAAACAAATAATACTTTACAAAATGGATTAGCTGTACGATACCCACTTATACGATCTGTAATATCACGGCTCATACCTACTTTGGTTTCTTTATCAAGTTTTTCATCATTCATAATAATAAGATATACACAACCACCTTTCTTAAGTCTATAAAGCTCTTTTTTACGAAGAAAAGTTTGATGATTAAAAAATACCTTATCATACTTGCGTGATAATAAAAGATTATATTCTCCTTGTGTCATGATTAATTTATTTTTTTCTTGAATTTCTTTTTCATGTGCTTCATTCATTTCATTAATTTTTTTCTCATATTCTTCTTTGATTTCATCTACTGATTTTTCATTTCCTTGTTCAACTTTACCTGTAATAATAAGTTCTCTAACCCATTTTGATACTTGTAAAGCAAATGATGGACTACACCATTGAGCAAGATGTATACCTAAATCAGGATGAACCCATGAACCTTGATCATATTTATTATTTCCTCCTTTATAAACTTCAATCATAGCCGAAACGGGAATTCCCGTTTCGGCTATAACTTCTTTAATATATTCTTTTGTATTATGTAAACGGTTGTAATCATTAAATTTTTTACCAGAAGCTTTACATAAAATTGTTGCATGAATATAGCCATCTTCACGCATAGGAATAATAAATTTTTCCTCATTTTCAAGTTTTAATTCACATTGAAAAATATCACCAATTTTTTTAAACATTGTTGAAGTCATGTTTGTAACTTTTTAAGTCGTAAATTGTTTTTATTATATATTTTACTTTTTAAATAACAAATTAAAAATTCATAAAAAACATGGTTTACACAAGTAGACTTGTAAGTAGACATAATCATATTTATTGTATAGTCAATGCCGGGATTCCCGACTTAACTATTATTGGTAAAGTTTGTTAGTATAATTTAGGTCATTGTTAAGACTAGGTAAAAATTATGGACTTTAAACTTTTATTTCTAAAATCAAAACGATTTTCTTTAAGTCTACATATTAAAAAAGTAAATTATAATTTAAAAAAATTTTCTCCTCTATAATAAAAACACAATGTCTATTGCTACCTCCAACTTGACATCCGGCTTCATCGATCTCGCCACGTATGACGAACAAGAAAAATACACTTATGGTGGATCTGAATCAATTGCCTACTTCGTTCGTGAAGTCCGCAAATCCACATGGTTTACCCAAGTGCCCGTTGTTTTGAGTCGTTCTTCCGGCTCAGCCGGCTTTGGACAACAATGGTCCGTTTCCATCTCTCGTGCTGGTGATTATCTCTTGCACACCTGGTTACGTGTTGTTTTACCTTCAGTTCAAGCTAACGTTACTAACAGTACTATTGGCACTGGTTCTACCAACGTTGTTTCCGTATTACGTTGGACTCGTAACTTGATGCACAACTTGATCCAAGAATGCAGTATTACCTTTAATGATTTAGTCGCTGCTCGTTTTGATAACTTTCACCTCGATTTCTGGTCCGCTTTCACTGTACCTGCTGGCAAGCGTAACGGTTACAATGTCATGATTGGTAACGTTAACCAATTGATTAACCCTGTTGCTGCTAACCCCTTACTCTTGGTTGGTTTAGGTGGCGTCCAAACGTCTACTACCGCCCCTACTTATGGTGCTCAAGTATTACCTTCTCAAGTACTCAACTTGCCTTTACCATTCTTCTTCTCACGTGATTCTGGTATTGCTCTACCCACTGCTGCTTTACCTTACAATGAAATGCGTATTAACTTTTCATTCCGTAACTGGACTGATTTGCTCATTAAAGATGTTTGGATGCCTAGTGCCACTGCTACTGGTACTTTACAACCTGCATTCTATAACTCTGTTGCCCAAATACCACTTGGCACCGGTACAAGTTTTTTTGTACCATCTTCAGGTGCTTGGGTATCCGTTCCTGCTCAACAATCTGATATCTACAATAATACTCAACCTGATGTCAGTAACTCTTGTCAAGTATGGGCCAACTATGCCATCGTTTCTAACGAAGAACGTAAGAAAATGGCTTGCGCTCCCCGTGATATCTTGATTGAACAAGTCCAAACGGCTCCTATTCAATCATTTAACACTCAAGCACAAGCTCAAAATGTTGCAGGTTCTCTTATCGGCATTGTCAATGGTACTCAAATCACCCCTCAATTTGACATTCGTTTTTCACACGCTGTTAAAGTATTATTCTGGGCCGCTCGTAACAAAGCCAACTATTCCGCTTGGTCAAACTACACCACTGATGCTCAATTTCCTTTGGGCCCTCACCAATCTGGTAACATCGGTGTTGCTCCTGGTAACGCTTTGTTCGGTGTTGTTGACTTTACTGCTGGTTCTGACCCCATTGATAACACCTCACTCATCTATGAAAACACTCAACGTCTCCAAAACATGGGCTCTGATTACTTCTCATTGGTTAACCCTTGGTTCCACTCACCCGTCATTCCTCTCGAAACTGGTTACCACTCTTACTCCTACTCATTGGATTACTATTGCATTGATCCGATGGGAAGTACCAACTATGGTAAATTAACCAACGTTTCAATTGTCCCCTTCTCATCCGCTGCCCAAAACAACGCTTGGTACATGAACTCTAATAACCAATTTACTTATAATGCAACCGTCTCTGCTGCTTCTATGAAGTTTGACTTTGTCACGACTTGCGTCAACAATAATATTATCCGTATTTCTGGCGGCGCTCTCGGCTTCCCAGTATTATAAGAGAAAAAAACCTCGAAAAAAATACAAAAAAATACTTTTTACACAAGAACTGTTTAAAAAGAAATAAAATTGATAAATAAAAAGAAAACTGAGTAAAATAATAAAGTTATGAAAAGTTATATTTATAAGATTAGTAATACCAAAACATCTGATATATACATCGGATCTACTATTCAAGAAATAAAAAATCGTTTCAAAACACATAAAAGTAATGCTAGGATAGGTAAAAAAGAAAAATTATATGAATATATGAGAGAGCATGGTATAGATAATTTTTTAATTGAATTATTGGAAGAATGTG